AATGACCGAAATCACCCTGAAGGGGATGCTAGATAACGAGATCGACAACGCTCTCGGCTATCTGGACACCGAAACCACAGAGCAGCGTCGCCAAGCGATCAAGGCTTATAACCGTGATCCGTACGGAAACGAGGTAGAGGGGCGCTCTCAGATCGTCACAGGCGAGGTGGCAGAGGCTATAGACGGTGCGCTCCCCCAATTGCTCCGCATCTTCACGCAATCCGACGAGGTTGCTCGCTTTGAGCCAAAAGGCCCAGGCGACGAGGAGAAGGCCAAGCAAGCCACCGAGTACTGCAACTGGATTCTGATGAACGAGAACCCTGGCGTGACCATCTTTCACGACTGGTTCAAGGACGCTCTGACCTACAAGAACGGCATCATCAAGGTCTGGTGGGAAGATATGACCGAGGTGAACACAGAGTCTTACGAGAACCTGTCCTCGGACGAACTGACCATGCTTTTGTCTGACGGCCAGTACGAGATCGTCAGCCAAGAGGAAATTCTGGTCGGTGAGATCCCTGACCCGATGACGCAGATGCCCGTCCCCGTGTTCGCTTACAACGTCAAGATCAAGAAGATTGACAAGAAGGGTCGCGTGGTCATTGAGAACCTTGCGCCTGAAGAGTTCATCGTCAGCAAGAAAACACGCCTTCTGCACGAAAGCCCGTTCTGCGCTCACCGTCGTCTGGCTACCCGTTCCGAACTGGTGGCGATGGGGTTTGACAAGGATGTGATCGCTGACCTGCCGACCTATAACGACCTAGAGTACACGACAGAGCGCGTGGCTCGGTTCTCTAATGGCGAGCAGCCTGACGATCCTAGCCTTGACCCTGCCATGCAAGAGGTTGAGGTTTACGAGGCTTACATGAAGGTTGACTACGACGGTGACGGAATTGCTGAGTTGCGCCGCATCGTCTACGCAGGGCATGAGATCCTGGATAACGAGGAAGCAGACTATGTTCCTTTTTGCTCCATCTGCCCAATCCCCATGCCTCACAAGTTCTACGGCCACAGCCTTGCTGACCGTGTAACTGACCTGCAACTGATTAAGACCACGATCACACGTCAGATTCTGGATAACCTGTACCTGTCCAACAACGCTCGGATGATGGTCGTAGACGGGCAGGTAAACTTAGACGATATGTTGACCGTAACTCCTGGCGGGGTTGTGCGAGTCAAGAACCCTAACGCAGTTCAGCCTCTTGCAGTCCCTATGGTGGCTGGCCAAGCCTTTCCGATGCTCGATTACATGGATCAGGTTCAGGCCAAACGCACAGGAGTTACAGACGCTTCTAAGGGCTTAGATCCCAATATCCTGCAAAACACTACCGCTACCGCTGTGGCGATGATGCAGAACGCTGGCGCGGCTCGTATCGAACTGATCGCCCGTATTTTTGCTGAGACAGGCGTAAAAGACCTGTTCCGCAACATCCTGCACCTTGTCTGCAAGTACCAGGACAAAGAGCGCATCATCCGTCTGCGTGGCAAGTTCGTGCCGATTGACCCCCGTGAGTGGTCTAACGAGTACGACGTGTCCATCAATGTCGGTCTGGGAACCGGAAGCAAAGAGCAGCAGATGGGTATGCTCGCCATGATTATGGACAAGCAAGAGCAGATCCTCCAGCAGTTCGGCCCTGCCAACCCGCTGGTGTCCGTCGGTCAGTACCGTCAGACGCTTGGCCGCATGATTGAGGCCGCAGGGTTCAAGGACTCCACAGAGTTCTTCCGTGAGATCACGCCTGAGATTGACCAGATGCTCTCCAACCCGCAACCGCAACAGCCACAGCAAGACCCGATGGCTCAGGCAATTATGGCCCAGACACAGGCTCAGGTTCAGGCAATGATGATGAAGGCCGAGGCCGACATTCAGGCGAAGATGGCCAAGGCAGAGGCAGACATTCAAATCATGCGTGAGAAGGCAGCGGCAGACCTGCAACTGAAACGGCAGGAGTTCGCTGTGGAATCAGGACTAGAGGCCGCTAAGGTTGGCCGTCAGATTGGGATGGGACAATTATGATTTTCTTAGGCGCAGACGGTAATCTGTACGACGACGGAATGGGCGACGCGTTTAACAACCAGTTCCGCAACTTTACAATGTATGACGAAGGTGCTGGCGGTGGTCAGACGATTGAGGTCGTAGGCCAGCGTGACATTGGCCCAGATCTAGCCGCTGAATACGCACGCCAATTATTGCTTCAGCAACAGCGTGGCCAGATCATTGGCTACACGCCTACTGGCGAGCCGATCTACCAGTATTTTATTGGTGGAGAGCCAACGGCTGGTGTTGGTGAGCAGACGATGGGTACTGTTGCGACCACAGGCGTGGCAACAGAAGATGCTGAAACCGACCAAACTGGTGGCCTAACGACTGGTTCGTCTGGCTTGCTTGGCAATACCCCAACAGGAACCACAGGCATGACTGGTTCTGAGCCTGGTGCTAGCACAGGGACTACAGGAACCACCGGAACTACGGGGACTACTGGTACAGGCATGACCGGAACTGGTATGGGTACTGGGACAGGTACTGGGATGGGTGATGGTGTTGTAGATATGGGCGCGGGTGGATTGCTGAGTGGCGCTGACAATACTGCTACTCCAGATATGCCTGTAGGCCCAGGACAAACTGTTATTTATGACCCTGTTTTCGATACAACCACAAGAGTTTTTACCCCGACAGACAGCACATCAACGGTTACTCCCGTTGTGACACCAACAGTTACAACACCAACAGTAACCCCAACAGTAACAAACACAACAACTCCAAACGTTCCATCTCAGCCGGAAATGATGCGTTACGGTGGGCTTAACTTCTTTGCCACGCCGCTACAGTCAGGGTTCTACTCTGAGCGTGGTTTTGAGCCTGGTTATCTACCGTTTGGCCCTGGCTACCCAACATTCCGCTCTGGCGTCTCTGGCTACACGCCTATGACGCAGACTGGGTTCCAGTTCGGTATTCCAGAGGTGTTTGCGCCCCGCGTGGTGTTTCAGCCAGGAGCGTTTGATCCAGGCATTGTTGGTCCGGATGGCACATGGAGACCCACACCAACTCCCGCGCAGAAGGCGGCAGATGACGCGGCAGCAGCCGGAGACGCAGACGTAATCACTAGACAGCCAGGATGATCGAAAACCCACACATCAGGGCCACGACCCTACTTAACGACGACTTTTTTAAGGATGTTGTAAAAAAGCAACGAGAGTTGTATATTAACAACGTCCTGAACTCTGATGAGGATGCGGTAGATGTCCGTGAACGATCCCTGCAAAAACTGCGGGGATTAGACGAGTTTATCGCTTCATTGGAGTCCATAGCCGCAAGCAGCGAAGTCAAGGCAAAGCGGTGGAAGATTTTTTAACAACCTAAGAGGTCACAATGGACGACACCAATCCGCAAGGAAGTGTTAAGACAGTAAGAGATGCCGCTGGCGCATTTCTCGGAATGATGGAACCGCAGGAGCCGCAAGGCCAACCAGAGGAACCGCAAGCAGAGGCTCAGGAAACTGAGTACGAAGCCGAGGGATACGACGAGCAAGCAGAGGAATCCTACGAGGAACCTCAACAAACCCCTAAGTACCGCGTTAAAGTTGACAACGAGGAACTAGAGGTTGACGTTGACGAACTCATTAAAGGCTATTCCCGCACATCGGATTACACAAAAAAGACTCAGGCTCTTGCAGAACAGCGCAAGGCAATCGAGGCTGAAAAAGCCAAGGTAGCAGAAGCCGCGAGATTGCGTGACCAATACGCCCAACGACTCCAAGTGATCGAGCAGATGCTCACACAGAGTCCGCAGGAGAATCTGGCCGAACTGAAAGAGACCGATCCCATTGGCTACGCCGTGAAAATGGCAGAGCAAGTGGAGCGCGAGAAGCAACTCGCTGCGGTTCGTCAGGAACGAGCGCAATTGGCACAACGCCAGCAGTACGAGCAACAGGAACGCCTAAAAGCCCACCTGTCACAGGAAGCGGAGCGTTTACAAGCCGCCATCCCTGAAATGGCAGACGAGGTAAAAGGCGAGGTTGTTCGTAAGGAGATCAAAGATTTCGCGAGATCTATTGGTTTCTCTGAGCAGGAGTTGTCACAGGTCTATGACCATCGTGCCGTGTTGACTCTTTACAAGGCCATGCAGTACGACAAATTGCAGAAGTCCAAGCCAGCGACCGCCAAGCGTGTTGCCGAGGCTCCTAAGACTCTGCGCCCAGGGCCCGCACAACAGAGCGACCCAAAATCAGATGACGTCAAGAAACTTAAAGGTCAACTTCGGAAGACTGGCAAGCAACGAGACGCCGCCAAATTATTCGAACGATTCTTATAAAGGATTAGAAAATGCCTACGTTTTCCTCATTTGAGGCGATTGGTCAGCGTGAAGACCTCGCCGACGTAATTTATGACATCTCCCCCCAAGACACGCCCATTATGTCGTCTATCGGCAAGGGCAAAGCAACTGCTGTTTACCATGAGTGGCAGACTGACGCTCTCGCATCCGCTAACACGGCTAACGCCGCTGTTGAAGGTGCAGACGCTACCGCTGCAACCCTGACCCCGACAACCCGCGTTGGTAACTATACCCAGATCGTTCAGAAGACCGTTCAGGTTTCTGGAACTCTGGAGTCGGTTGACAAGGCTGGTCGTAAGTCTGAGAAGGCTTACCAGTTGGCTAAGGCTTCTGCCGAACTCAAGCGTGACATCGAGGCTATCATCACCGCCAACCAAGGCCGTGACGCTGGCACTTCGACGACTGCTCGTAAACTCGGTTCGCTCCTGTCCTGGATCAAGACCAACACCAACAAAGGTTCCGGCACAACCGCTGGTACTGATCCCACAACCATCGGCGTTTCGACCCGTGGCGACGGTACTACCCGTACGTTCCAGGAGTCGATGCTCAAGGACGTGGTTCAGAAGGTGTTTACGTCTGGTGGTACGCCCACTCTGCTGGTCGTTCCTCCCGCACTCAAGCAGGTTGTTTCCGGCTTTACTGGCCTGACACAGCATCGTTACAACAGCAACGCAACGGCTGAGATCACCATCCTGGCTGGCGCTGACCTGTATCAGTCTGACTTCGGTGTTCTCCAGATCGTCCCGAACCGCTTTATGCGTACCCGTGACGCGCTGGTTCTCGATCCTGAGTACGCATCTCTGAACTACCTCCGTCCGTTCCAGACCAACGATCTGGCCCGTACTGGTGACAGCGAGAAAACTCAGATCCTGGCTGAACTCACGCTGGAAGTTAAGAACGAAGCCGCTCATGGCGGTATCTTCGATCTGAGCGCAACCTGATTGTAGATTGCGTTAAATTGTGGTAAATTCTGGGGCGGGTAATTCCGTCCCAGATTCCATGAGGGAATACCGTGAAACTCGGAACAGAAGTCGTAAACGGTACGGTCAAAACGTACTATGCAGACGGTGACGGTGGACTTGTAATTCAGTCCGAGACCGACATCACACCGTTCATCGAAAAGAACAAAGCAGAATACGCACAGATAGACGAGAAGGCTAAGTGGAAGGAACTTACAAAGGTTGCCTCCATCCCCTTCGCTGTCATCCAATTGCTGAACCAAAAGGGCATTATGCGAGGGCTGCATATTGTCGATCAGACGGCTCTGAAGGCTTGGTTAAACGATCCGGAGAACAGGTTTTTTAGGACACGCCCAGGGCGGGTGTAGGAGGAAGCATGGCAAAACAGCCACAGAGGGTGGCCGTCTGTATCCCGTCACGGGGTGAGATGGAGATTGGCACAGCGTTTGACTTGGCTAACATGATCAAGTTTGACGCAAAACACCGTAAAGGCGACACCGCGCTTTACACAGTAAATGGCACGTTGATATTCGATCAGCGTGAGAAGTTAGTACGAGAAGCAATCAATGACGGTGCGGATTACATCCTCTGGATTGACGCAGATATGCGGTTCCCAAAGGACACGATCAAGCGCCTCATGGCTCACAACAAAGACATCGTAGGCGTAAACGCCACTACGCGCTCCATTCCGGTCAGATCTACGGCTAAGAACCTAGTGGCCGACATGGAGAACCGAGTAAACCATTGGATTCAGGTTTCGTCCAAGAACAAGACAGGGCTAGAGAAGGTCACATCCTTGGGGTGTGGCGTACTCATGGTCAAGGCTGAGGTCTACAAAAAGACTCCGCAGCCGTGGTTCTGGTTCGAGATGTTGCCTGGGGATAAGTTACTAGGTGAGGACGTTTACTTCTGCGTAAAGGCTTACGACGCAGGGTTTGATACATGGGTCGATCACGGCCTGTCTAACGAAATAGGACACATTGGGTCGTACACCTTCGGGTGGCACGACATACACACGGAAGAAGAACATGGCCCTGACCAATTACACAGACCTGAAGGCGACGGTAGCGAGTTACCTGGGACGGTCGGATCTGACGAATCAGATTCCTGACTTTATCTCCCTAGCAGAACTGCGCCTTAGCCGCGACATCCGTACCCGCAAACTGCTCAAGTCCGTCACCACAACGATGACGGGCGGTGACTCAACAGTAGCCCTGCCTTCTGACTTCCTAGAACTACGCGACATCTATGTAGAGGCTACGCCACGGATCACCGTGACCTATATGTCTCCGAGTGCGTTCAGCCGTGATGCCCGTGTTACCGACTCTGGCCGTCCTGTTTTCTACACGGTTCTGGGTCAAGAGTTTCAGTTTGCGCCAATTCCTGACACCAACTACACGCTTGAACTGCTCTACTACTTCAAGCCTACGCCGATGTCGGTTTCTGTCGCAAGCAACGAGTTCATGGCCAACTACCCAGACGCCCTGTTGTACGCAACCTTGGGTGAGGCAGAGCCGTATCTGATGAACGATGCCCGTATCCAAACATGGGCAGCAATGTATGACCGAGCGCTAAACCGCATCAACACCTCTGATGAGAACTCAGAGTACGCTGGTGTTCCCATTTCAATGTCTGTCACAACGAGGTAATCATGGCCGAAATGTCCAATTATTTGGAGAACGCGCTACTCAACGCCGTCCTCCGCAACACTTCCTACACTTCACCGTCCACGGTATTCGTGTCTCTGTACACGTCTGACCCCACGGACGCTGGCTCTGGAACAGAAGTCTCTGGTGGCTCTTATGCCCGTAAAGCCGTGACCTTTGGCTCGCCTTCTAATGGTGTCGTGACCAACAACGCAGCGGTCGAGTTTGACCAGGCTACTGCTTCGTGGGGAACCGTTGGCTACATCGGCCTGATGGACGCAGTTACGACAGGGAACCTTTTGTTCCATACCGCGCTGACCACGTCCAAGACAATCGAGTCTGGCGACATCTTCAAGATTGCCTCTGGCAACCTTAGCGTTACCCTTGCTTAATGCCTCTCACCCTAGAGGAGTTAGACCAGTTTGGCACGTTGGAGTCGATGCCGCAGTATTCGCTCGACCACGACTGGTATCCGGATAGGGTTTGCGGTAACTGGACGTTAGATGAGTTAGACAACTTCGGGAACCTGGACACGATCCCGTTCTCGATGGATAGTGCAGTATGGGGTACGGCGTGTGTGTTCATATACGTCCCCGCAGAAATGACGGCAAACGCGGCTGTTGTCGCAGATGCCAACAGGGAACGCACCGGAGAAGGTCTTGTAGTCTGTGAGGCTACGGTATCTGCTGGTGGATTTGCCATTCTAGGCGGCACAGCGGCGATTACAGCCGACGCAACAGTATCGGCAGACGGTAGTAGGGTGCAACAGGCTCAGGCCGCTGTAGAGGCTTCTGCAACGGTTACTGCGACAGGTGGATTTGACGCTTCTGGATCGGCAAGTATTACCGCTTCTGGGACTATGTCTGCGGATGCCTTCAGGATTCTGGATAGTTCGGCAGATGTTTCCGCCTCCGCTACGGTTGATGCAACGCCGCAAAGAGTTCTGTCGTTTGAGGCTCTGATTACTGCTAACGGCTCTGTGGAGAGCGAGGCGATCAGAGTTCGGACTGGCGATGGTGTCATTACTGCCACCACTACGGTTTCGTGTGTTGGAGGCTTTGATGCTTCCGGTGTGGCAAACATTACGGCAGAGGCAACAGTAACGGCCAATGCAAGTGCATTGTTCTCTGCTAATGGTCAGATCTCTGCTAACGCAATTGTCGTAGCGAATGGCCGGATACTTGGTGATGAGTGGAATCCTGTAACGCCAGGGTCTAATACTTGGT